GGTAACTACATGATTGCCAGACTATCGCATGAACTAGGTAATGCTGACGGTGATTTTACTGGACTCACTCTCGTAAGAGATTCATTTACCATACACGAGTAACATGAAAACAATCGAAGAGCACATCGCAAAGGACAAAGCAATCCTAGCAGACCCATCTACTTCAGAACCAATGAAGAGACACATGATTGATGAGTTACATGAACTTGAAGTTTATGAAGAGCATCATCATGATGAGATTGAAGCAGGTGATCATCACGATCCTAATGTTTTAGAATTGTTCTGTGAGATGCACCCTGATGAACCAGAGTGCTTGGTATACGATGACTAATGCTTGAGACTAGACACTCAAATATTGAATTCCTTGGTAAGGATGGTTTTCAGTGGTTCATAGCACAGGTTGCACCTGATAAAGTATGGAGAACTGAGAACAATCAAAACTTTGACAATGGGTTCAGAGCAAAGATAAGGATTCTTGGATACCATCCTGGTGAGAATGAGGAGGAGGGTGGTATCTCTGATGAAAATTTGCCATGGGCACATTTTCTAGTGTCACCTCAATTTGGTTCAGGTAATAATAACACAGGTACATCATTTGCCCTACAGGGTGGTGAGATGGTTATTGGTTTCTTCCTTGATGGGGAAGAAGCTCAGCAACCTGTGGTCATAGGATCGTTCTACGCCAATTATAATATACAGGAGATTACAGATTATAAAAAGGCACTGGCAGACGGTACCACTGGATTTGGTGCACTCTCATTTGATCACCTACTCAAGAATGCTGATGGTCAATCTATTAGTTTTGATGAGCAACAAAAAAAATCTGGTGTAGTCATTGACAGCAATGGATATATCTTAGACAAGAATAAGAAGAAAAAGAAATCAAAACTAAAAATACTTGATAATGAGCAAGTCAAGGTCAAAGTGCCATCAGGTGCATGTGAGGATGCTAAAGAGAAGCAGTCAAACATATCAAAGTCACTACAGAAGTTCTTTGATAAGATAAACGGACTTGAAAAATTTTCTGACGGGTATATAGACCCTGCACTTGGTAAAATTATAAACATTGACGTTCAGATTGACAAGGC